AGCAAAAAAGACTAGACAGCCTTTTAGTAAGGTACTCAACGACTACTTCAATAAGATAAGACTAAGCAGAAAAGATAGAGAGGAAATATTGAGTATATGGAGCAAAAGAGCTAAAGTATTAAACCTACCGCCTGTAATTTAACATAGATGACAAAGCTAATCAGCATATTGAAAGAAGCAATACAGACACAGCATTATAAAGAAAGAAAAGCTGAAAGAGGTACTATACTAGGAGTAAAATTACCAAAGGAAGCTTATGGGGAATACAGTGTAGAAGAGACAAATAAAAAATTAATTCCGGTACTTCAAGCTGAGTTAGACAATCGGTTTAAGGATCTTGAAAGTAAAGACATATTAATGTCTGAAAAGTACAATTTAGGGGTGGGCTTCTTCATACCGGTACTTCAAAATAAAGATAAGAGGTATAAAATTATAATGGATACAGCATCGGAAGTGAAAAACGAAGGGTATATGTACTTAGCAATTGTTTCTGATAATACACTAATAACAGCCTATCCGACAATGTTGACTAATGCGCAGGAGATAGAATCAAAAATACAAGCACATGTCCTAAAAAATAAAGCAATTGCTGATCGAGAACCAAAAGCATATTTTCCACAAAATGCTATGTTTACTGTTGACATCGATGAGCTTTATGGTAAAAAAGAAAAACCTGCCGAACATAAAGTTACAGAAGAGGAGCTAGATTATAAAGTAAGAACTGATTATAGAATAGGAGCTCAATTTGATCATAAGACTTATGGAAAAGGTAAGATTGTTGCTACATCTTCTGGAAGTAAAGGTATTGGTGATTCTAGAGGAATTGTACCGTGGGTAGATGTAGAATTTAGTAAGCCGTATATGAAAGCTGGTAAATTAGAAAAAGTAAGAAGGTTTAATAACGTATACACAACTATTTATTTTAAAGGTTAACCAAAATGAATCTAGGTCCAATAGTTAACAAAGTATTAGAAAGTAAGAATCCGCACCTGTATCAACTTACAGGTATTCTTACGACTAATACAGAAAAGAGAACTCAAGGAGATATACTCTCCGATATGAGGTCTATACCGGGTGTAACTATTGTAACGCCTAAAGACTATCACGGAGGAGATACCCCAATTAGTAATAGAGCCTATACCGTAGACCTTTCTGTTAAGATTGACCCACACCCCTTTCCTACATTTGGAAAAGAACAAATAAAGAATATTATCTTGCAGATTAAAAAGGTGGATGGAGTTATTAGGTTTAAACCAAATAAAATTATAAAACGTTTATCATGATAAAGCTAAGCTCATTTATAAAAGAATGCGAGGGCTGCGATAGGCAGCAGAGTATGGATTGGACTCATGGCCACGACCATGAAGGTTATATGGCCAAATCCGAAATTAAAGATATGATCATGAACGCAGCCAAGCTCTATAAAATGCTAGGACCTAACGATCAGCTACCAGGATGGGTATCTAGCTATATTAGCCTTGCTTCTGATTATATACATTCAGTAACAGAACACCTTGCAGGTAAAGTAGACGAACTACCAGAACAGGTAGTAGCAGAATCAAAGAATAAAAGATGAATTCAAAATCTGTTTTAAAATATCTTATTGAACAGGAGGTTCGAGCTATCCTAAAGGAAGAAAATGGTATAGCACCTGTTCGCTCTTTTGAAGAAGATCCTGTTAATTTTATTTTAACAAAATACCCTTCTTTAAAGCAAACTTTAGTTATGCTAATGACAGATGCTTTTAAAGATTACATAACAGGTATCTACATTATAGCACCTAAACCTACAACATTTAAAATTGTTTTGCATAACGGTCAATCCTTTACTTTAACGTTTCTTGGAAGAGCTTACGAAGCCACTGTAGTAGCAAGACGTTACTACCTCATGACTGTAGGCGACAAAGAAAGAGCAATTAAGGCTATCGCAGCACTGCTTCAACTTGGACAGCTTGTAGGTTCAGAAGGGCCAGGTACAGAAACAACCTCAGGAGAGGGTACAGAAGAAGCATCAGCAGAAGAAGAGAAGTCATCAGCTGAAGAAGCTCCAGCAGAAGAAGAAACAGAATCCTAAAAATAAAGTTGGTTTTTATAGAAAATCTTCATATCTTATGGCTATTGGTTAGCTGTAAGGCTATTTATCACCTAAATAAAATTTATGAGTACCATTAAACGGTTATTCTTTGACATTGAAACAAGTCCAAATATCGGATTGTTTTGGACAGCAGGTTTTAAGCAAACTATCTTACCTGAAAACATTATTAAAGAGAGGGCTATTATTTGCATTTGTTACAAATGGGCTGGAGAGAAAGAGATACATTCACTAACCTGGGATAATAAGCAAGACGATAAAAAGCTTTTGAAGCAATTTATTGAGGTTGCTAACGAAGCAGATGAACTAGTTGGACATAACGGAGATCGTTTTGATCTACCTTGGATAAGAACAAGGTGTTTATTCCATAACATCCCAGTCTTCCCGGATTATACAACAATAGATACGTTAAAGCATGCAAGGTCTAAGTTTAAATTTAACAGCAATAAATTAGATTATATCGCTAAGTTTTTAGGTCTTGGACAAAAACTAAAGACAGGATACGACCTGTGGAAAAAAGTAGTCTTAGACAAAGATAAGCAAGCTCTAGAAGATATGGTTACATACTGTAAGCATGATGTGGATTTATTAGAGCAGATCTACGATAAGCTTTCACCTTACATACCTGCTAAAACACATCACGGAATGTTACTTGGAGGAGAAAAGCATAGCTGTCCTAACTGTGGTTCTGATCACATGCATGTAGCTAAGAAAAGAATCTCTGCTACGGGTACAACAAAAGTACAGCTACAGTGCCAAAGCTGTGGAAAATACCATACAATTTCAGAAACAACAGCTGAAAAAGCTGCTATAACGATTGATTTTTAGTTTGGTTTATTCAACTAAACTACTTAATTTTATAGAAAAACACAGAATGGAACAAAGCGTATTTAAGACTATTAAGACACCAGACGGAATAGTGTTACACACCTACAAAGAGCCGGGTAAAACTGCAGTACCGCATTCATTAGAGGGTCCTGCAATTAAGTATCCGAAATCAATGAAGAAGCAAGATGAGTACTTTATCTACGGAGTAAAATACTCAAAGGACAGTTGGCTGGAGGCTAAAAATGTTACAAAAGTTGACTACATGCCTATTGATCCAAACTTAGGTTAATCACGAGGTTACAGCTATTTATTAAAAACACGTAAACTCATGAAAAAAGAACTTATTAAGGAAGCATTTCGTTTGCAACAGCTTGCCGGTCTTACCCCTATCAACACCATAAACGAAGATATGGAAGATGATAATGAAGAAATGTACGACGATGAAGATACAGATACTTGGAACAAGCCAGATGAATTTGACAGTATGGACGACGAAAAAGAGCCTACTACCAAAGACATAAAGGCTAATACAGGTGTAATGCCGTCAAATGACCTAACCAGCTTGATTAGCAAAAAAGACGAGCTACTAAAAAAGCTTAAATCCGGTGAGATTTCTATTATGCAGTATAAATCTGAAATTGGAGATATTCCTCAACGTATTAAAGCCCTTCAAGCTGCTATGGATAAAGACTTATCTATAGACGACGAAGACGAACTCTAATCCTAAAAGCTCTCTATGAATAAGTGGGTTGTAATATGTCTTAGCGTCTTACTATTAACCTATATCTTCTTCCCAGAAATATTCCCGGGTAAAAAGTACAAACCAGATCAAATACTGGTTAACCGTATTGATAGCTTAGAAAAAGCTAATAAAGCTTTAGAGCAAAAGCTAGATAGGTATGATAGTCTTGAACTAGTACTCACAACACGGGTACAAGAAGTAGATACTAGAATTAATAACATTAAGGAAAAGACTACAATAATTAAAGAGTACTATAAGGAGAAGAAACAAGAAACAGCAGCCTACACTCCATCTCAACTTGATAGTTTTTTTAAAGACAGATATAGCTATTAAGATATGAAGTATATACTAGCTTTAATATTAATACTGTTAACCTACAAAGGCACTTCCCAAGATACTAATAGCGTCTGTATGCCTTATTCGGTAGCTAAGAGAATAGCACAAGATTTGGTTGTAGGCGATTCAGCTCAAGAGCTTTTAATAGTTACAGTAGAGGAATTAGACCTTACTAAAGAAAAGACAAAACTCTTAGATAGTACAATTACTATACTAAGAGGTAAAGAGCTTAATCTACGAGAACAGGTCCGTAATGAGAAAATGGCTAAAGACTCTTATATAACGCTCTATAACGACCTAGAGGGAGAATACAAAAGAGTATACCTACAGTATAAAAAACAAAAATTTATAAACAGAATCTACAAAGTAGGTTTCTGGACTGGACTACTTGTCGGAACAGTCGGGTATATCTACATAGTGAAACCTTTCTAACATAGGTACGTGTATATTTTATTTAAGAAGCCTGGTTATAAAACACCGGGTTTCCTTGTTTTCGATATATTTATATAAAATAGATTAATGTCTGATCAGAACATTAAAGAGGTAATAAAGCAAGAGTTCATTAAGTGCGCTAAAGATCCGGTGTATTTTATGAAAAAATACTACTGGATACAGCATCCAAAACGTGGACGTATTCAATTTAATCTATACCCGTTTCAAGAGAAAGTACTACATCTCTTTCAGAAGAATGAATATCTCATTATAAATAAATCGCGGCAGTTAGGTATATCTACTCTTTCATCAGCTTATGCACTATGGTTAATGCTTTTTGAAAAAGATAAGAACGTACTTGTAATTGCAACTAAACAAGAAACAGCCAAGAACATGGTAACAAAGGTAAGGTTTGCTTACGATCAGTTACCTAGTTGGCTTAAGATAAAAGCTACAGAAGATAATAGACTTAGTCTCAGACTTGCAAACGGATCTCAAATTAAAGCTGTAGCAGCATCTTCTGATGCAGGTCGTTCTGAAGCAGTATCACTACTCCTATTGGATGAAGCTGCCTTTATTGATAATATCGGTACAATTTTTACAGCGGCACAACAAACCCTAGCCACAGGTGGACAATGTTTTGCTATATCAACACCTAACGGTACAGGTAACTGGTTTCATAAGACATATTCTAATGCACAAATTGGTGAGAATAAATTTATACCAATATCACTACCTTGGACAGTACATCCAGAAAGAAATCAATCTTGGAGAGATGAACAAGACAAAACACTAGGGCCAAGAGAGGCAGCACAGGAGTGTGATTGCGACTTTCTTTCCTCTGGTGCAACAGTTATAGAACCCCCTGATTTGACTTGGTATGAAACTACTAGTGTTCAAGACCCGGTAGAAAGAAGAGGAATTGACGGTAATCTCTGGATATGGGAACAACCGGACTACAGTAGAGTGTATGCAGTAATAGCGGACGTTGCTAGAGGTGATGGATTAGACTATTCAGCATTCCATATTATAGATGTAGAATTAGCCAAACAAGTTGGTGAGTATAAAGGACA